TTGTTTCCGTAATCTAAGGAATAATTCCCCGTTACCACCAAGAATTGTTATAGTTACATTTTGGTCATTTTGAACTGGGTCTGGTGGACAAGTTGCTCCAGTCATTTCTATAACAGAAATGGTACTAGAACTAAATGTGGCAATTTGAGTTCCATTTCTCGTTATGTAGAATGTTGTGGTATTATCACCAGTGTATTGATACCCAGCGATATTTGCTCTTGGGGTACCAACAATGTCTTCATCCGCAGTTTTTAATTCCGATAATAGAACAGTTCCAGAATCTCCATCAGTACCCCAAACTTTAACCCAACATTCCTTAGACGAAATCTTGATTATTTGTTTTTGGAATGCCATTTTTATTCTTCTGTTTTATTGAATAATGTTTTGGCGATTTCTTTCTTTTTTTCATTCATGCGTTGACCAACTTTGTCTAACATAATTTTATCAAAAGATTCTTGAATTTGTAAAACGTCGCCATTTTCTAATGCAGTTAATAATTCGTTTTCCATGTGTTTCTCCGTGTTATTCTTCTTCGGTTGGTTCCATAAGTGGTTTTTCTTCGTCCATCCGTTCTTGAATTTCTTGAATTTCTTCATCAGATTGTTTCAATATATTTTTCTTGACCCAATTTGTATCGAAGTATTTACCAACGTATGTATCAACAAGTTGTAATGTAGCTAATCTATTTTGTAGGACTTCAGATTCAGATAATTCAGCAAAATGATTATCATCATGAAAGTTGAATCTAATTTGTTTTTCTATCGTAGAGAAATCTTCATAAGATATAATTCCTTTCAGAACACATTGTAATCTCAATGCTTCCATGAAGATTTTTGAAAATTTAGAACGTAATCTAGTGATGAATTTAGAGAATTTAATTTCATCTCTGGTGATTTCACCTGCTCTACCAATAGAAAATGATTGTTCAGGAATCAATCTTGTAATAGGCACATGAAGAGATCTAAACAATTTATTCTGGAAGTAAGTTACATCCGATATGTCGGACAAATTCGAATTTTTAGTGAAAATTCCACAAGTCAAAGCAAATGTATGATGATTATGATATAATTCGTCTCCGTCGATAGTTAATGTACCAACTTCAATTTCTTCATCTAGATATTCAATATCAATAATTCTGTGATTGTGATATTTGAATTTCTGTCTAAAATCCATCCAATGTTTATATCCATAATCTTTAACACATCTAGAAACATTATTGTTAGTGAATCCTTCCAACACATCATAATTGGGAATATGTTTATGTTGGTTCAATTCAATCAATCTAGACACGCATTCTTCATTATTATTTAATGAATTGACTACATCTTCTAATGTAATTTTATACGTTGATTTATTTGCGATTAAATCCACTATTTTCTTGAAAATAAAATTATCAATTTCTAGTTTTTGATTTTCTTTGTGTTTTTTTCTTAATTCGTCACCTCTCAACAACCATCGTTCTGTACTAATTATTTTGGTAATATTTGCGGATTTTAATCTACGTTCATCATCCCAAGATTTACGATTTTGTTCGCAAAAAAATTCATAAAAAATTGGATCTGTTTGTAACTTGTGTTGAGTCGATAACATACCCAAATATGCATTTGTTCTAGATACATTAGCTCTATGTTCCCTCAAATCTTCAGAAATATTTTCCCAATATTCAGTATTACCTTTTTTTAAAGATTCAATAAATTCTTGTTTTTCCGTTTCATTCAATGAAGCATGCCATTCCATGGTTCTTAATCCAATTTCATCAGAACGTTTTTTATATGCATCTGGATCTTCAATTTTCATTATACGAAGTTTTTCCGCCGCAGCTCTAGTTCCGAGCATGTATGCTTCTTCACTAAACGATAAATCTGAATGAAGTTTAGCATGGTCATCCCAAGACATAAAACATAAATTGTTTGGATTATTATTGAATCTATTACAATCAATATGATGTCTTACATTTTTAGTTCTATCTTTGTATTCTTCATCATATACATAATCGAAAATCTTCTTATCTTTCAATTCATCACAAACCATTCTATGAGTGAATACCCATTCTTTTTTATGATTATCGAAAAATTGTTCATATCCTCGTTTTTTTGCTTTTGATATTTGTTCGTGTTTCCGATATAATGGTATCATCGATTCATCAATCATTAAATCTTTCGCTTCAACAAATCCTTTACCATAAATTGGAAATTTATGGTCTGGTGTACAAATTAAAGATTCACCATTATCTAATGTTATTTTCATAACTTTAGCAGATTTCTGCGTCGTTCCAGCCCAAGTAATCAATCCAGGTTTTATTTGACCAGTAAATTCATCGCAAGAATAAACCCAAAGTTCTTTACCAGTTTTCATTTCTTGTTCAATTTCAGAAATTGTAATTTCTCTACCATCTAATAATGAAACTTTAGTGTCCATTGATAGACATCCGCCTGGTAACGTAGTGATTTCAGTTGTTTTTGAATTATCTCTACGAGGTAACCAATAGTCTTCCATCATTGATTGGTTCTGTTTATTATCATTAATTTCACCAGTTGTGCTGTTGAAAACTAATTTATTTCTAAACCGAGCCATTGTATCTTGGATATATTGGTCTGCCTTAGCTTTATTTAAATTACCTACATCGATGTAAAATACTCTACGTTCAGGTGCTCTAGATACTCTATAGATTACCAGCGATTCTTCTGTATATTTTAATGAATTGATAATTTTGATGGAATTATGTAAATGGCTTCTAATCATTCCTGTGTTATAATCAACGATACCAGACGTAGCGCAGAAAACAGATTCTAAAGATAGTTTAACACCAGATTTGGCTGCAGCATTGATACCAGAATCATTAAACAAGTAATACGTTTCACCCGACTTTTTAATATCGTTACCATGGGAATCCTTTTCAACAACCATTTCCTTGATTTTTCTAATCTTCCTTGGATCCACATATCTTAAGTCCTGGATACCTTTTTTTGGAGATTCAGTGTCAACTACGGCATGGAAATAAACCTTACCGTCAATATACCATTGTCTGAATGTATCGTATCCTTTATCTTGAAAATCAAATAGATCCAAGATAATGCTGAATTCCTTTGCCATAGCTTTCTTTACATTTTCAGATAAAGATTCGATATGATTAAGATTTAATGTAACAGGAGCATCATCAGACGAAACGGAAATTGCTTCATTAACGATTTCCTCTACGGCATTAGAACAATCAGGATATTCTGCGGCTTGTCTATATCTTCTAATTAATTCATTTTCATCTTTTACAGCTCCATCTAAATCTAATGATAATCCGTAAAATGAAGAAGTTGATACAATAGAACCATCATCATTAGAAGGTGGAATAAATGAATCCACCCTCTTCATTTTATCGGATTTCTTTTTAATAGAAATTCCGAAAATATCCATAATTAACCTTCAGTAGATGCTGAATTTTCAAATCCTTCAGAAGGAGAATGAATTGTATTGTCTTTCGTTTTAGTTACTTTACTTGAATTTTTGTTATCCATGTCAACAAAATAATCGTATGTGAATTCCACATCAAATTCTTCGATAGCATTTTCGTTGTCGTATCCCAAGGCAATTTCGCCAACATTAGTCGGAAATGCATTATGGAATGTATATGTTCTTAACAAACCACCGTTACGATCCATTTGGTCTACATGTAACATAGCAGAATAAGCCGAATGCGTTAATTCACCACCGATTGAATCGTTTTCAGCAATCGTATAAGACCAATTCTCAAACAATCCGCGTAATTCAAATGCATTATTGTTATAGAATGTTAATGTCCATGGAGTGAATGATTTTTCACCAGCGAAATAAACAGTCTTACCTCTATACTTTGCTTCAACTGGAGCAATTGTATAAGATGGGATTGAAGACGCTTTACATAAAAGTAAATTACCAGTGGTATCAAATCCAGTTGGTACAATAGTTGAATCCGCAGCAGCAGTGTTTGCTGTAATACCAACACGATATTGGTTTGCTCTGGCACCACCGCGTTTTAATTGCGATTTGAAATTTTCAATAGTGTTAGCCATTATTGTTCCTTATTTGTTTTATTTTATTTATTACATAAGATTACAGAGATCTTGAGAACGTATTATTGTTCCCAAGATTCTCCTTGTCATAATTGTAAATTATGCACCAGTTGTCGAGAATGACGCAGATTGACGAGTGGCAATAAAGTTGAGGGTGATAAATGAGATGCTATATTGTGGTTTAATCATAATATCACTTACGAAGTTATTTGTTTCAACTACACCAGCAGTGTTATTCGTAGAATCACAAATCACTTTAAAATCATAAACGCCTCGACGACCTTTGATGTCTTTCAAGAAAGGTTCTACCGCATTACGGAATTGAGTTCTTGTAAATTCATCATTCATTTCAAACAATGTATATTGAGCTGTTTTTTCAATAGATTCTTCTAAGAAGATGAATAACATTCTTGTACCGATTCTATCAAATGTTGAAGGTTTATCTAATAATGTTTTATCACCATATAGAATAGTGCCTTGACCTTTGAAAGAAACAACTGGATTGATACCACTTGGATATAATGCGTCTCTATCGGCTTTGTTTGGATTAACAGCTAATTTCACAACATTTTTGATTTGACCTTTAGAGAAACCGGCAGGAGAATCCCAAGGTTCATTTACTCTAGCAGCTAAACCAGCAATATCACCATTCAATGGAACCCAGATGAATTTATCATTGAAACGATCGTATTGGTATTTGTATCCTGAATCTAATACACCCCATGAACTTGATGGTAATGTATCTCTAAATTCAATGATTTTAGTTACAGCAGAAGAAGTATTACCAATAATGATTTCATCTGTGATGGCATCAATTGGGGAGATAAATGCAACACAGTTTCTTCTGAATTCAGCGACACTTTGGATAGCATATTTTGCTACAACAGAAGTCGCTTTACCCGTAATTAAGAATTTGAATTTGAATTGTTCTTTGTTTTTCAATAAAGCATATGCATCTAAGATGTTTGCTTCAAGAACTTCAAAATCATCTTTACCACCAACAAATTGAATGTTGAGCGGACGAACTAATGTTTTGAACGAAGAATCAGCGGGCATATCTTCT